CTCCCATATCTTTTGAAATACGAGCATTAACTTGAGCAATATTATATTCTTCAATTCCTTTAGATGCCATTTTAGTTCCAACACCTAATCTACTTCCACCAAAAATATCAACATTACCTTTAGCACCAAAGGCATTATTGTAAGCCATTTGTTCAATGGTACTTTCTAAAACTTTAACTCCATCTTCTTTAGCCTGGACAGCAGCTATCCTTCCTTTAAGGATTTCCATATTTGCTTTAGCTTTGTATTGAGCTTCTGTTGCTTGAGCTGCTCTGTATTGCATTACTGCTGAAGTTACTGCTGCTGCTGCTGCTACGTATTGTACCATTTATCCTCCTATATGCTTACCTTGTATTCTAATCCCAATAAGGTAAAGAATAAAGGTTTTGTTTGTGTTATCCTTATTGTGCTATCTTCAGTAAATCCACTTAAAGGTTGCACAGTTTTAATACCAGTAAAAAACTCAATTCCTGATCCTAAACTCAAAGCCTCTAAGTTTCTAAATGCCACTTCTTCAGTATCTACTTTGATGCTTTGTGTATTGTTTAATATCAGATTTACTTCAGTAATTCTCTTTAAAAATCCTTGTACGTTTCCATTTGGTAATCTGGTTTCTACAGGTAAAGTTTCAATTACTGGAGTATAAGGGATCCCTACTTCTACATAAGTTGAAGGAATTGTATCTATTGTAATTGATCCAGAGCTTACTGTTTTTCTATCTAGGGCCAGATCATCTCTAACCACATCTACAGTTTCTCCTTCTAACCAAGTTAATCCACTTACTGTTGTAGATCCAGGTAACGTTACATCATAGAATTGTATCCCTGCATCTGTCGTATAATCGTAATCAAATTTTTCTAAATAATAAACACTTGATCCATTAATAGTTCTATTAACTACTGTATAAATTTCATCAAAATCTGAGCATACACTTTTAAAAGATCCATCTGTTGTCCATAAAGAAGGAGATACTACTTGTTGGTATCTAATAAATGGATACACAGCCATAGTTCCATCTGTATTAACTAAAACTATAGTATGCGGCCTACTTGTGCTTGTAGGGTTAACGTGGCTTATTTCTATTGGATCATCTAATAAATGAGATGATAATAATGAAAAGTTTTGAGATCTATAGTTAACATCTGTATCTTGGAATATATATTCAATTAATTGATTACCCTGTCTTTGAATAAAATAAGTTGCGTTTTCAGTTGATATTGGTTTTACTGGTTTAGATCCAGTTCTTGTTGTAACTTTAAAAATTATATTTGTTGGCTCAATAGGATCCAAACTTCCTTGAGGAACGAAAAATTCTCCACCAGAAGTAAATACTAATAAATCTCTATTTGATACAATAGAGTTAATTGCATTAACCTCATCTGTATCCAGGGTAGCTTCAACAGCTTCATCTGGTAATTGTTGACCAGGATTAAAATTAAAAAAATCTGCTACTACAGATCCCCATACTGTTGCAGGCCTAGATTTAGATCCTCCAAAAAATAATCTACCTTCGTGGAAAGTACAAGATCTTGGCCATCCTTTTGAAGCACTCCAAACATCTTCATAACCACTTTCAAATTCCCAATCAGCTCTTGCTATATCATCTGTAGATGCTAAAGGTATTTCTACAAATCCTTGCAGCTCATCATCTGAAACTTTTTTTACAATTCTTACTCTGCCATAAGGTTGAATATTTATGTATTGATCTAAATAAAAACTTTCTGGTTGTGAAAAAATACCATTTGTTGGTTTGTTGGTTAATGTAATTGTATCTTCAATTCCACTAGGAGTTAAATCTGTGTGAGATGCAAAAGAAGTTCCAGGAGTTATACTAATTGTAAAAGCATATTTTGGAATATACTCTAAAGTTAAATTAGATACTGTCCAGGAGCTATGAGAGGCTCCTCTAGTAATTGTAACTGGGTTCATATCTTCTTGGCAAATAATCATAGTATCTGCTGATTGAGAAAAATATAATTCTGATAAATTACTTGAGCTTATCCCAGTTGCAGAAAGATCTAAATAATCATTACCTGATCCATTAATATTAGTTACAAGTACACCAAGTTTGTAAATGTATAATCTATTTGAAACAAATAAAAATACATACTGTTGTTCAGTAGAAAATTCAAAAGATTGTAATCGTACTCCATTTTGTGGATTTGCTGCAGCAGGTATTGTGTCTATGTATTGTAAGCCTGGCCTTCTTTGAACAGCTCCTTGAGGTAAGCAAATTACATTTGTAAGTTCTTTAGCAGCAGCTCTGTATTGATCTAAATCTATTCTGGCCCTTAATAAAGGATCAAACTCCCCTGCTGTGAAGTTTGTTTGTATTCGTACAATATTCTCATTATCAGCCATTATCTTATATTTGTTAAAACATAATCCTCAATGACATTTGGCGGCTGTCCTTGAGCATCTATTTGGGTTGCGTTTCTAAAATATCCGCCTCTACCTTGGTCAGCTACAGTACCTAATGCGTGAGTTTTCCAATAATCAGCTTTTGTTGTTTGATCTGTGATAGGTTCTGCAAGATGCCAAGCTAATTGATAAACTAATAATGTTACGAAATATGTTGGCATATTAGCCTCTAATACATCATAAACATAATCAATATAAACTGTTAATGAATTTGTAACTAATTTATCTCCATAAATTTCAAAGTCTAATTGTTTTGGAGCATTTGAGTTTCCAGAAAAAAATACTGCAACAGGCAAACTAGAAACAGCATCTGTTGGAAGTGTGTATTGATAATCCCATTCATTCACTGGTGTAGCTGTATCTCTTGCAAGCTGTACTTTCTTTAAAGCAAATTTCCAAGGATACATAGAAAGAGTATGCTTTTTAACAAAGTCATACATATTGTTTGCTATGCCAGAGGCTTTAGATCCATCTGTAAATGAAGTGATAGTATTTGCACCCAATAATGTTAATGCGTTATTTGCTATAGAAACTTTTGTATCTCCTGCTGCCATACTATCTTTTACCTTATTTAAAAAAAATGAGTAGGGGGAAATTAATCCCCCTAACTCATATGTTAGTTATTAGTCAGCATCAGCTACTGATAATGCAGTTCCATCCGATACGTCAACCACTGATCCTGTATTTGACAATACAGTTACCAATGAAGAAGTAGGAACAGAAGCATCCCAGATATGGATAAGATCGCCTGCTTTTAATACATCTGCTGCTCCATTGAAGTAGCCTTCTGTATTAATGTCAGCCAAAGTATCTGTACCTGGTGCAGTATAGCTCCACATTTGAGGAGCTTGACCTGCTTTACTTTGTCCACCTATTGCGTTTAGGTTTGCTTTTGTATAAGCCATATTATTCTCCTCTATTAGCTTTCATCACAAGTTACTTTTACGATACCTTCATCATCTATCGCTACAGCACCTGCTGAGAACATACTATTAACTAAGAAAGAAGTTTTCTCAGGAACATAGTTGATCTCTGTTTTGATCCCCATACCTTCAGCCATACCTAGAGCTTGTTTATGGAAAGCATACACAGTTCTGTCGTTAGTTGATAATGGTAATCCACCTTCAGATCTATCTCCTAATACTATGATATTAAATCCTAGCATAGCAGTGATTTGGCCATTTAATAAAGCCTTCACTGCAAAGTCGTTAGAGATAGCTCTTTCGTCTGCTAGTAATCCTGCAACGTTATTTGCGTGAATTACCATATATCTGTCCTCACTTGGAACGTTATTTTTATCTAACAGTTTTTTAGCTGCGATAATTTTTCCAACGTTCAAGTTAGAAGCAGTAGCAGATCCAGATGTTACCACTGTTTTTGCAACAGTTAATGAAGTTGATGAAGCATCAAGAGCATCAATAATTAATTGATCTTGCCTTCTTGCGATAGCTTTTGAAACTACCTCAACAAGCTCTCGTCTTTCATCAAAGTTAACTTTTGCTTGGTGGAATATATCGCTGTATTCAGCAGCATTATAGTCCGACATAGTCGCAGTTACTTGCGAATATGTTACATTAAGCGGAGTTACATCTGTTTGAGGAATTCTAGCTGTTGCTACACCTTTTCCAATTTTTGGAAATTTAACAGTGTTGGAGCCTTGGCCAGAACGAAGTCTAACAGCATTTCTTAGAGCCGCAGCTCCTTGATATGCCTGTTTAACTTCTGCATCAAACAAAGTAACAAACGCATTACTTATATTTATTGCCATATGTTTTCTCCTATTAACATAATTGTTGTTATTTACACTTTTGCGTAGTTGTCTTTTGAAAAAGGCTACAGCTATTTAAAACTGAAGGCCAAAAAAAATTTCGGTTATCTTCTGATTTGCTTATATTAAACTTCTAGGGTTGCATCAAGTATTTTGTGCAACCCCAGAGTTTCACGAGGCTAAAAATGAAAACTAAGCTATTAAGGTTTATATTCGCCTGGGAAGGCTTTTTCAAACAATTTCTCTACTTTTAAACGAAAAGCAGTATCTGTAACATATCTAGGATCTCCAACCATAGCTTTGATTTCATCCTTAGAATAACCTAAATCATCTGTTACATTTACAGGAGCTATAGGCTGTTCTCCATAATAAGATCTAAGTTTTTCAATAACTTTAATCCCTAAAGCTGTACCTGCCATATTATCAAATTCAGCTAATTCTTGATCTGATAATACTCCTCTGCTTTTTAAAGTATCTCCAAATTTCATAACAGAGCTTATTCTTTCCTCAGCTTTATTGCCAAGTAATTTTCTTTGCTCGGCTATATCAGCTTGAGATCTTTGTACAAAATCTGCATTTGTTTCCATAAAGTTTTTAGCAAGATCTTCATAGGCATCCTGGGTAACTCCCCATTTTTTTGCCCAATCAGTATATTGTTTTACCAATGGATCATTTTTAACATCAATGTTTTCATTTTGTAAAAATTCAACATTGTATTCTTTTGGAGCTTTATGACCACCTTGGCTAAATTTTTTTTGAAGTTCGTTGTAAGATTTTACTAGAGCTTCAAGATCTGGGCCTTCTTT